GGACTACGCCGTCCTTGGTGACGATTTGGTAATCGCTAACCGAGGAGTAGCTGACGAGTATCTCCGAATAATGGACGAACTCGGTGTTGATATTTCTTTTCATAAATCCTTAACCGGAAACGGTTTTGAATTTGCAAAAAGATTTTATTGCGGTGGTATTGATTGTTCACCAGTTTCTTACCGTGAGGTAGGAATGGCTTACAGATCTTTTACTGTTGCGATAGAAATGTCTAAGCGACATAATATTTCACTTGGTTCTTTCCTTTCTTTGGTCGAAGTTGGGGCGTTTGTTAAGAGTAGGGTCTCACGGCCTTTCTCAAAACAGTCTCTTCGTCTCGTTAACTACCTTTTAGCGTATTTTGCTCCTTTCGGAGTGAAGCCTTGGACAATTCATAAGTGGATTTTATCTTCGTCCTTAGGGACTCAGATTAAGATCGACGATAAAGATTTGTCTACGGCGGTAACTGCGTGGGTTCAGGATACGTTGAGAACACTCCATATGAGATTTATGGACCTTGAACGTCAAATTTCAAGGTTCAATAGACTTATCCCTGGAGGCGGATTCGACCGTAGAGAGCCAGCGCAACTCACAATGGAGTCGCGTCTGCCTGGATACGGTTGGGCCTCCTACAAGGAGCTGGCACCGCGGTATGCATTCGAAAATAAGGAATTATTTATCGAACAAATACTTCAGCGTCAACTTGTTGCTAGGTGGTATCAGGATTTTGCCGAACTTCTTGATAAACGTAATGACGTAGTAGAACTTCTAGGTAAATTAGATGTTAACTCTTGTATTGATGAACTCACTACAATTGTTTCACTTCTAATGTCACTAGAATCCGAAGTTCTAGGAATGACCCCTCCTCGAGTTGCTGCTTCGTATCAAGATTTGAAAGAATCTTATACTGAGCCTGCATCTCGATGGATGTCGTTGCGAACTGGGTTGCATAAGGCCCTGGCCCAATTCGTTTCTAAGAACACTAAGTAATTAGTGTCCAGGGTAGTGGCAAAAATAATACTGAGTATTATTAGTTGGGATCCCGAAAGGGTGAAATTCGAGAACCACTGATTCTGATTCTTAGCGAACAATAGCGTCTAACAAACTCTATTGAGATGCTTACCGGAAACTTATCATGAATTTGATTAAGTATTTCCAACAAGTTGTCTACAACGCATCTGAG